CGCTGAAATGATGCGAGCCAAGCCGAAGAGAAAGCCTCCGTCCCCCATGCGCTCCCCCAACGGAGCTGCTAACGCAACGCCAAACGCTTTTATGTCCATGAGTGACGAACAGTTTGACAGGATAGAAAAGCAACTCGACAAGGGGGTGCGCTACACCTTTAAGTAAAAAGGAGAGCGTACTATGCCTACTGTAAACATGAACTATTCCTATAGCGGTGGAATCCGCCCGACACTCCCGATTGAGGGATATATGCAGCGCCATGCGCTGAAGAACGTGGAACCCAATCTGGGCTACATGAAGGATGCTGTGATGATCGAGCAGCCGAAGAACAACGGCAAACACGTTCAGTTCTTCCGTTACACCGAACTGCCTGCTGTGACCCAGCCCCTGTACGAAGGTGTGACTCCTGACGGTCAGCAGCTCACTGAAACCGCCTTCTCCGTCATGACGAAGAACTACGGCGGTTGGATGGGCTACACCGATGAACTCGACCTGTGGCACATCGACAAGAAGACCAAGGCTATCGCTGAACGGCTGACCCGGCAGGCTCGCCTGTCCATCGATACCGTGGGCCGTGATGCGATCTGCGCTGGCCTGAACGTCATGTACCCCGGCACTGTGACCTCCCGTGCTTCCCTCACGAAGTCCAACATCCTGACCTATGCGGTGATCAAAAAGGCTGTCCGCAACCTGAAGATCAAGGGTGCGCAGCCGTTCGCTGACGGTTATTTCCATTCCAAGATCTCCCATGAGACCTACTATGATCTGACGGAAGATAACCATTGGAAGGATGTCTCCGTCTACCAGAGCGACACCCGAGTTCAGAAGTATGAACTTGGCACGATCTACAAGGTGAAGTTCTTTGAAGTGGATAACGCCAAGGTCTTCAAGGCTGAAACCTATCTGGTGGATGCGATCACCTCTCTGGCTGGTGAGAACATGACGGGCGTGTACAACAGGGATAATCGTACCCTGACCGTTGCCACCGCTACCGCCCTGACCACGGATCAGGCTCGTGCGCTGACGGGCAAGATGGTGTATGTGGAATACGTTAAGTCCACCGTCCATTATGTGACCCCCATGTGCATCGAACGTGTTGATCCCGGCACTGCCACGGCTGCGATCAAGTTCCGCTGGAATCCTGCCTCCTCCGTCACGGACGAGTGGACTTACGCCCAGAGCGTAGCTATCATCCCGTCCGGCGGCGCTTCCAACGGTGATGAAGTCCATGCGACCATCATCTACGGACAGGATGCTTTCGGCATGGTTAAGCTGGGCGGAAAGGGCAAGCCCAACATCAGGATCATCGTCCATGATTTGGGAAAATCTGGAGACCTCGACCCCCTCGAACAGCGTGGAACGATTGCGTGGAAGGTACCCTTCTTCGCCTGCGCTGTCATTCAGGATGACTTCATCGTGCGTATTGAGCATGGTGTGTCTGATTAACCTTCTTCTGCCAAGGGGCTACCTTCGGGTAGCCCCAACTTTTTTAAGAAAGGATGATTCCAATGGTACGGATTCTGAATCGGAAAGTCCTCCCGGACGGAGCTTTCTATGAAGAATTGGCAGGGCTGTCCACGGATGATAAGCCGCTTGGCCTTGCCACAGGGTCTACGTTCCTCGAAGTAAATACAGGTGATGTGTATGCATATGACGAGGAAGGAGATTCCGGTTCCGAGTGGTGCAAGATTTGCGCTCTGGGTGGTGGCGGAAGTGAATCTTAAAAAGCTGATGTTCATGAAAGCCGCAAGCGGCGGCAATGCGCCTACTCCGATAGCTTTTGCATACAAACTTTCTTCCTATACATCCGGCACAGGAAGCGGTGATTCAAGGCGAGATCAGATTGAAAACGGAAATGGCCCGTATGCCGCTGGCTATGGCACATCCCAGACAGATCTTCCTATTCGGAACGCAACCGGGGACGGCGAAACTTATTACCCGATTCTTCTGAACGGCGCAAGCAAGATATATTTCGATGTGCCGGACAACATTAAGGTTACCGTGTTCTTTGTAAATACCCAAGAGGAAGATACTACCTATAACTGTGCCAAGTGGGTTGGCGGAGATAAAAACGCATATGACTCAACCGTTACAAACGGCCCACGAGAAGTCGCTGTGCCGGAGGGCGCAGATGCTTTCACGTTCACTCTGTATTACAGAAGCAATACCGTTACAGACGAAATTGCAAGTGCAGTGACTATTACTGCAACATAAGGAAGGAGACAATTATGCCTAAAAAAGCACCTACACTCCAGAAAGATGTCGATGAAGAACTCGATGAGGAGCTGGAAGAAGACATGGAGATGCTGGACGAACTGCTTGCCCCGAGTGAGGAGTTTGAGGCATCCCTTACTACCGCTGTCCCGGCGAAGAAAGAAAAGTATGAAGGCCCCCGTGTGAGGGTGTTCCTCCAGAAGCTCGAAGACTCCGGGGACGAGGGAGTCAAGGTCGATCAGTATGAACACGTTACTCTTGCAAACGAACGTGGAGAGACCTGTTACAAAGTGCTGCGTGGTGAGTGGGTGGACATCCCTGTTCCCGTCTTCATTGCGCTGAAAGAGAGATACCCCAAGCTGTGAGGTGAGAACCATGACCCTATCAGAGATTCAAGAACAGGTAATGTTCCAATCGAATAACGATGCGGACGATCTTGGGGATTTCACGCCACATATCAACGATTACATCAACGAAGGGTATGACCGGATTGTTGTGGTCTGGGATAGCCAGCACGTTCCGTCTACGGATTACCCGAAGCTCGAAGAAGATACTGACGAGCCGAACATCCCCGAGTGGATTCATCGGTTCATCGCTGATTGGGCAACATGGTTGATTTATAGAAACGGAAATCCCCAGAAGCAGAACCGGGGCATGGCTTACCGGGCTGCTTTTGAAGAAATGCTGTCGAAGCTCGCTGACATGGGTGGAAAGAACGGTCTTAACGAGGACGGCAGCGTAAAGAAATACAAAAACTTCTACAACATACCGAGGTGATTTAAATGGCGTACTTTACACTTCACGCCTACGATGCGGATGTCTGGATTCCTTCTTTCTCTGGTCTCCGGCAATCCGAGGAGATAGCATCTGATTTGCGGTACGCCATGGAAGCGCAGAACGTTGAGACTTGCCGTGGTGTGCTTCAGCCGATGGCGAACCCGGAGATTCTCGACTACACGTTCGATGCGAAGATTGAAACTCTGGCACGTTTCCACCGGAGGTGGTACAGCGATTCCGGTTCAAAGGATTGGATGGTTGTCGCCTCCGGCGGGAAACTGTTCTACAAGCAGGACGGGACTAACCAATGGACACAGCTTGCGTTCCCGTCTGGCGTATCAGAATGGAACTGTAATGTCTGGAGCTTTGTAACCTACGAGATTAACCCGGAAGGTTCAGAAGCCCCGGTTGATGTCCTCCTTATGAGCAATGCCGAGGATGGATTGATTATGATCGTTCCTCCTTACATTGCCACAGTTCCGAACCTGTATTGGAAAGTGCAAGTGATTGATACACGTTCCGATCCTACTGTCGCAGGCACAGGCCCGAAGTTCGGCGTGATCGAACGATATGCCGAAAGGATTTGGGGCGGTGCGATCCCCGGAGACCCGGATATGCTCATTTACTCCCGTCCCTATGATCCTACGAATTGGACGGATGCCGAGCAGAATTGGGCGACCCCCGGAGAGAACGAGGAAGAGCCGGAGGATGTAGCCGGGTCTATCCAGCAGCCCTCTTGGGACGGCGATTCCTTTACCGGGCTAAAGTCCTTTGGCAACCAGCTTATTGCTTTCAAGAAGCATAAGGTGTGGAGGGTCATGGGGACAGACCCCGGCGAGTACACGTTCAAGGAACAGTACGGCGGAGGCACTGCCTATCCGAATACTGTTGCCGTGGACACGGAACGGATTCTCTTGGCGGAGCGTGAGGGCTTGAGCGTTTATGACGGGCTTTCCGTTTCGCCTTACATGAGACCGATGATCGAGAAGATTTGGAAAACTGTCAACAAGAACGCAATGGATCAGATGTGCGCTGCGCTGTTTAAGGACAGGTATTATCTGGCGTTCCCCAAGGGAACGGCGACAGCGAACAACACGATGATCGTATATAACGTTGAGGAAAACAGTTTTCTTGAATATACAGACTTCAATGTAGAGAGCCTCATGGCGACAGAGGATTATCTGTACGCCACAACCTCCGATCTGCCCGGGAAGATCATGATTATCCATTATGATTCTTGGGAGCAGGGCGATTGCATCAACAAGCCTACCAAATGGGCTACGCCTTGGATGGACTTTGGCAGGAAGTCTATTGCCAAGGGAGGGTATGAAATCTACTTCAACCCGGAGGTGCAGGGTGCGCCCGTAACATTTAAGTTCAGCATCCAGACGGAAAAGAAAACAAAGAGCAAGACCATTACCGCTCCGGTCACTCCGTTCTCTGCCAAGCAGAAACGAATAAG